AGAGGATTTTCTATGAATAGACCAGATAAGCACTATAATAACCTCTCTAAGACAGAGAAAGAGCTTGGAGGTATTCCTAACTCTTCTGAAGATGTTAAGCAGTCTCACGCATCTGCGATTGAGTCATATATTGAGAAGTATGTAGGATTAGACTTAGAAGGTACGTATAGAGACTCTGATGAGATGGGTTCAATGTATTTTACACGAACAATTAACGAATGGTCAAGGTTTGATATAAACAATAGAACGAAGTTTGATGCTGCAATTAGTTCAGGATTAGCTATAATGGCTAATCAAAAAAATGTGTATGCACAAGTCAAAAAAGAATCGAAAATTATCTTTAACTTTGCAAAGTATAATAATAGCGGAACACATAGCGAAATAATAAGATAAATGAAGGACGTAAATATTAAGATTAATCCAATTAGCTTTCCAGACCAATTTGCTACTGATAAGGAAAAAGAATCTGTTGAATACGGATTGCAGATAGGGCAAAGTATTCAGTATGAGTGGTTTAAGAAGGACAGTCATGGATGTAGATTTTATGATCAACGTTCTAATTTTCATAAATTACGTCTATACGCTCGTGGAGAACAATCAGTTGGAAAGTATAAGAACGAACTATCTGTAGATGGTGATTTAAGTCATTTAAATTTGGACTGGACTCCTGTTCCAATTATACCTAAATTCCTTGACATTGTAGTTAATGGAATGACTGACAGAATGTTTAAGGTTAAGGCTTACGCGCAAGACGCTATGTCTACTGATAAACGAAATAGATTTCAACAGGCAGTTCAGACCGATATGGCTGCAAAGGATTTACTTCTTCAAGTAAAGGGGCAGTTTGGAATTGATGCATTTGATACTCCTCCAGAAGAACTTCCAGAGACAGACGATGAGCTTTCATTGTTTATGCAGATAAACTACAAGCCTGCTATTGAAATAGCTGAAGAACAAGCAATTAACACAATCTTTGATGATAATAAGTATAACGATATTCGTAAGAGTGTTGATTTAGATATCGCTACATTGGGAATAGGTATGGCTAAGCACATGTTCTTACCTGGTGATGGAGTTAGAATTGAGTATGTGGATCCAGCGAATGTTATCTATAGCTATACAGAGAACCCATATTTTAACGATTGTTTCTATTGGGGAGAGGTTAAAACAGTACACACAACCGAACTTATGAAGATTGATCCAACACTGACACTAGAGCAGTTAGGAGAGATATCTAAGTATGGAGAGTCTTGGAATAGTCAGTACGGATTAGCTCAGTTAAATAATAGTTTATTTAGTAGAGATTCTGCTACATTACTTTATTTCAACTATAAGACTACTAAGAGAATTGTATACAAGAAAAAGAAATTAGAGAACGGTACCGAAAAAATGATACCAAAGGACGATACGTTCAATCCACCACAAGAGATGATGGACGAAGGGAACTTCGAGAAGATTGAGAAGGTTATCGATGTTTGGTATGATGGAATTATGGTTGCTGGTACAAATATTATGTTGAAGTGGGAGCTATCTAAGAATATGGTACGTCCTAAATCAGCTACACAACACGCTATCCCTAACTATGTAGCGGTTGCGCCAAGAATGTATAAGGGAGCTATCGAGTCATTGGTTAAAAGAATGATTCCATTTGCCGACTTGATTCAAGTAATTCACCTTAAGATGCAACAAGTACTGTCTAAGGTAGTACCTGACGGTGTATTTATTGATGCCGATGGTATTAATGAGGTAGACTTAGGTACTGGAGCAGCATATAATCCAGAGGATGCATTAAGATTATACTTCCAAACTGGTAGTGTTATTGGTAGAAGTTATACTGGTGATGGTGAATTTAATAATGCAAGAATTCCAATCTCTGAGTTAGGTACCAATAGTGGACAAGCTAAATTACAGAGTTTAATTGGAAGTTACAATCACTATATGGGTATGATTAGAGATGTTACTGGTCTTAATGAGGCTCGTGATGGTTCTACTCCAAACCCAGATGCATTGGTTGGTGTTCAGAAATTAGCTGCGCTAAACTCAAACACAGCTACAAGACATATATTAGAGTCTAGTCTATACGTTACACGTTCATTGTCTGAGGCAATTTCTTATAGAGTTGCAGATATACTAGAGTACTCTGACTTTAAGGAAGAGTTTATAAACCAGATAGGTAAGTATAGTGTTGGTATATTAGAAGATATTAAGGACCTATACATATATGACTTCGGTATCTTTATTGAGGTATCACCTGATGAGGAAGAGAAGGCTCAGCTAGAGCAGAATATTCAGATATCATTATCTCGTGATTCTATCTTATTAGAGGATGCTATTGATATTAGAGAGATGAGAAATCTTAAGTTAGCTAATCAGTTACTTAAACTTAAGAGAAAGAAGAGAGAAGAGTTAAAACAAAAGCAAGCTCAGGAGGCTCAGCAAATGCAGGGCCAAATGCAACAGCAATCACAACAGTTAGCAGCTCAGGTGGCTATGCAACAGATTCAAGCTGAGACACAGGCTAAGTTACAAGTTAAGCAAGCAGAGTCAGCATTTGACATTCAGAAGATGCAGAGCGAGGTTCAGGCTAAGATGCAGCTTATGGAGCTTGAGTTCAATTATAATATGCAACTTAAAGGTATTGAGGTTCAGACAACTAAGACCAAAGAAGAGATGAAGGAAGAGGCTAAGGACAAACGTATTAGCTTACAGAATACACAACAATCAAAACTGATAGATCAACGTAAGAATAATTTACCGCCTGTAGATTTTGAATCTACTAACGATAACTTAGACTCGTTTGACTTATCACAATTCGGTCCAAGATAGTATGGCAAAGAAACAAGTAAATCTATCTATAGGTAGAGGTGAAAAATCTAAAAGTGGCGGACTTACTGCTAAAGGAGTTGCTAAATATAATAAGGCTACTGGAAGTAATTTACAAACAGCAGTTACAACAGCTCCTTCTAAATTAAAACCTGGAAGTAAGGACGCTAAACGAAGAGCATCTTTCTGTAGTAGAATGTCTGGTATGCCAGGACCTATGAAGAAACCTAATGGTGAACCAACAAGAAAGAAATTAGCATTAGACAAATGGAACTGCTAATATAGTATAAGAATTAAATAACTAACTTTGCAAAAAATTAAATCAAATGGAAAATTTTACAGTAAAAGAAGTGGGGGCTGTCGAACAGAAGTCTATGCAAGAGATTGAACAAAATCTCTTAAACCAACACGAAGAGAATCAACATCATGAAGAAGTAGTAGTTCCAGAAGTGGTAATTACTCCAGAAGAATTAGTAACTCCAGAATACGGAGACTCAGATGTTCTTTCTTACATTAAGAATAGATATAATAAGGAAGTTAACTCTATTGATGAGTTGCTTCAGAAAAGAGAAGAGGCAGAAGAGTTACCTGGTGACGTATCTGCATACTTCAAATATAAAAAGGAGACTGGAAGAGGTATCGAAGATTTTGCTAAGTTAAGCAGAAACTATGATGACTTAAGTCCAGATCAATTATTAGCAGAGTACTACTCTCAGACAGAAGAAGACTTAGACCAAGAAGATATCGCGTATATGATCGAGGATAGGTTTGCTTACGAAGAAGATCTTGATGAGCCAAAAGACATTAAGAAAAAGGAAATCGCTAAGAAGAAAGAGCTTGCTAAGGCAAAGAAATTTTTTGAGGATTCAAAAGAAGCGTATAAAATACCTATCGAGTCGAAAGGTGGTTTAGTTTCAGATGATGAGAAAGAATCTTACGATGCTTACAAGAAATATGTTCAAGAATCACAGACCTATCAGCAAGAGAGTTCTAGAAAATCTGAATATTTTCAAAAAAAGACTGAAGAAATTTTTTCTAATGAGTTCAAAGGTTTTGAGTTCAATGTTGGAGATAAGAGTATAACGTTTTTACCTGGAGATGTTACAGAATTAAAGAATGCTCAATCAGATGTTACTAATTTTATATCTAAACATTTAGATGCGAATGGATTAATATCAGATGCTAAGGGTTATCATCGTTCATTAGCAGCAGCTATGAATCCTGAGAAAATGGCCAAGTTCTTTTATGAACAGGGCAAGACTGATGCGCTATTAGATAGCACAAGAAAAATTAAGAATATAGATATGGAGACACGTAGTGTACCACAGTCTAGCAGTCAATCAGGTTTTAAAGTTACAGCTTCAGATAGTGATAGTGGTAGAGGACTAAAAATTAGAAGTTATAAACAATAAAAAACAAAGACTATGTCAGTAATGCCAACACCTGGGTTTTCATTAACCCCATCGGCTGAAAGAAAAACTCTTTCTACCAATTATATTACAGATTTCAACTTCTTGAACCAGTATCTTCCTGATACTTACGAGAAAGAATTCGAACGTTACGGAAATCGCTCAGTTGCATCTTTCTTAAGAGCAGTTGGAGCTGAAATGCCATCTAACTCTGACCTTATCAAATGGGCTGAACAAGGGCGTTTACACACTAAATATACTAACTGTACTACTGTTGACATTGCTACTAGCGATATTGCTACTATTACAGTGAATGATACTATCTCTGGTGGTATTGCATTTAGAAAAGGACAAACAGTTTTCTTGTCTGACAATACTGTTGCTGCTAATTCAAATAAAGCAATCATTACAGATGTAGATTACGTTGCTGGTACTTTTGATGTTGCTTACTATGAAGGTTCTGGACAATCATTCGCAGCTGGAGACGATGTTACTGCATTCGTTTACGGTTCTGAATTCAAAAAAGGAACTGAAGGAATGGAAGAATCTCTTGAGTCAGTTGATGACATCTTCGAGAATAACCCAATTATCATCAAAGATAAGTACGCAGTATCTGGTTCAGATATGGCACAAATTGGATGGGTAGAAGTTACTACTGAAAACGGAGCTACTGGATACTTATGGTACATTAAATCTGAGCACGAAACTCGTTTGCGTTTTGATGACTACTTAGAAATGAGTATGATTGAAGCCGTTCCTGCTGAAGCTGGTTCTGGAGCTGCTGCTGGTACTGGAGTAACTTACAAAGGTTCTGAAGGTTTGTTCTATTCTATCAATGATAGAGGAAATGTTTGGGGTGGTGGAAATCCAACTGCTTTAGTTGATTTTGATGCTATTATCCAAAGACTTGACAAACAAGGAGCTATTGAAGAGAATGTATTATTCTTGAACCGTCAGTTCTCTTTTGATGTTGACGATATGTTAGGAGCACAATCTTCTAATGCTGCTGGTGGAGTTTCTTATGGTTTGTTTGACAACGATAGAGAGATGTCATTGAATTTAGGATTTACAGGTTTCCGTAGAGGTTATGATTTCTACAAAACTGACTGGAAATACTTAAACGATGCTACACTAAGAGGTGGTATTGTAGGTGGATCTGTTAATGGAGTATTAGTACCAGCTGGTTCTACTACAGTTTACGACCAAGTTCTTGGTAAAAACGCTAAACGTCCATTCTTACACGTACGTTACAGAGCTTCTGAAACTGAAGACAGACGTTACAAAACTTGGATCACTGGTTCTGCTGGTGGAGCTTCTACTTCTAGCTTAGATGCTATGGAAGTTCACTTCTTATCTGAAAGAGCTTTATGTACTTTAGGTGCAAATAACTTCTTCATTTTCGAAGCATAATCAATAATACCTAACAGGGGAGTAACATCCCCTGTTATTTTTTTTAAATAATTTAAATCTTATCAAATGAAAAATCAAGCAGTCTTGACGGATAAAGTATATATCCTAAAGAAAAAACACACGCCACTTACCTATATGTTGGCATCAAGAAATACCCACAGATCAACACTACTACATTTTGACGGTACTTCTCAAAGAGCATTAAGATATGCTAGAAACCAAAGGAGTCCTTTTGAGGACGAACAGGATGGAAATGCAATCCTAGAACCTATTATTTTTGTTGATGGTGCACTAAGTGTTCCTAAGACAAACCCAGTACTACAACACTTTTTAGCTATACATCCAGCAAATGGATCTGTTTTTGAAGAGGTTAATACAGAGAAGGATGCATCATCTGATGTTGACAGACTATCTGCTGAATTAGATGCTCAGATTGCAGCAAGAGATTTAAGTATTGAAATGCTTGAGGCTATTGCTCGTGTATTGCTTGGAGCTAAGGTAGAGAAGATGTCTAGTGCTGAATTGAAACGTGATGTTTTTGTTTATTCAAGAAACAATCCAAAACAATTCTTAGAGATGTTAAATGATCCGATGCTTCAACTTCAAAATACTTGCGCTAAGTTTTTTGAGTATGACCTATTGAGATTAAAGAATAAGGGAAGAGATATTTATTTTAACTTACCTTCTAATAAAAAGAAATTACTTACAGTTCCTTTTGGAGAGGAACCAATTTACATACTAGCTTCTCACCTTCAGTCAGACGAAGGAATCGAAGTCCTAAGATTACTAGAGAATAACGTAAATTAAACTAAGAAGCACCCTAAAAAATAGGGTGTTTTTTTTTAGTATCTTTGTAAAAAGTTTAAGCATGATAAATTCGGTTAGAAACGCTGTGTTGTCAGTAGCTAATAAGAATAACTTTGGGTATATTACACCTGATGATTTTAACTTATATGCTAAACAGGCGCAGTTAGATATATTTGAAAATTACTTCTATCAGTATAATAATTGGATAGTAAAACAAAACGCAAGATTATCTGGAAGCGGATACTCTGATGTAGTTAGAAATATAGAGATTGTTATAGATAGTTTTTCTTCAACAGCTCCATTAGCTTATTCTATTCCAAATACTACATTTGATCTTCCTTCAGATTATTACTATATAAATAACATTATATACAATAATACAAAGGAGGTTGATAGAGTCAGTCATGATAAATTGATAAATCTATTAACTTCAAATCTTACTGCTCCATCTATGATGTTTCCAGCATATTCAATGGAGGCTAATTTTATACGTGTATATCCAAACACAATAACAACTAATATTGACTCTC